CATTGTGTTAATCACGGCCGGGATTTCTACATCGTATTTATCTTTTAACAAGTTAAGCAACTCGGTGTACTTTTCTAACCCCAGTAAATTAAAGTGGTATTCAAAGACAATTTCTTCGATGTGCGTTAGGTCGGCCGCTTTCAGTATCTCGTACTCCGCCCCCTCGCAGTCCAATTTAATTTTGTTAATCTCGTTTCGGGTTATAACCTTGTTAATGTTGGCACACTCTACTTTTATTTCAGTTGCTTTTTCGGCGGCAATCAAACTGTTGCCCCCGGTATTGCCGGCATTATCAATATAGAATGTTCGTTCTTTGTCGTCATTACCTACTATGGCCATGTTGGCCGCCTTGATATTTTCAATTTTATTTTCAGCAATGTTTGCTTTTAAGTAATCAAAGTTTTGTTTGTCCGGTTCAAACGTGCATACCTCGGCCACTTCTTTAGCAATATCAATTGCAAATGTTCCAATGTGTCCGCCTATATCAAGCCACCTGTCTGTTTTGCTTAGCTTAATATGCTTGCGGTAGGTTCCGTTTAAGACCACTTCCATAACAACTGCTCGGTCTATTTTATCGCGTCGGCAATTAAAGTTGTACCCGTTGGCCCAGACCTTGACTTGGTTGGTTTCAAACTCGCGCTCAACTTCTTCTAAGAAAGGCACCCACTGCTCGTCGACAATTTTGTCCCAGTCATATTGTATCATGGCTTCACGGCAACTTACAGCGTACTTAGCCAGTAATTCTTTGTTAGTATAAGCTTCGGTTAAGGCGTCAACCGCTTTGTCAACGTCGATCAAGTACCACTTGTTATGTTGCGGGGTGGTTAATACAACGATGTGATCCGAACATGGCACTACCCATCCGTGGCCTTGTACCCACTCGGGCTGTGCTGAATTTTCAGGAACTATGGCCGGCACACCGCAAGCCTGGGCTTCAAGTATTGGTAACCCGCACCCCTCCGCGCGCGATGTAGCGAAGTAAACATCAAACGTGTTATACATCTTAGCTAACCCGCTATTATGCAAGGTGTTTTTGCTGTCGCTAAATCTTACTTGTTTTTCAATGCCGTATAGTTTGGCCAGCTCTACCAGTGAAAATGCCTTACCCTCTATGCCCTCGGGGTTCGCATGTAAATATAATAAGGCGTTAGTGGCGTTGTTCTTCTTGACAAACTCGGCAAATATTCTAATCATGCGCGGGAAATCTTTTCTGTCCCATTGGTTCGCGCCATTGGTTCCGACTAAAAAGGTGTCTTCACTGATGCCTGTTTTTTCCCTTATCGCTTTTCGGTCTTCGGGTGTAAATGGTTTTAATACTTTAGTATCTACACCGTGGTAAATTATGTTTGAGTTTAATCCTACTTTGCTTAGTTCGTCTTGACCGAACTTGCTGAAAGCTACTCGCTTATAAGCTATGGTCAAAGGTTCTGACATTGGCGTTGTTACCGGTTCGGCATCTAACGGAATGTAAGCTATCCACGGCACGTTTAAGTTTTCTATGCGTCCGAAAAAAGGCCATATATCAAACAAGGTTATTAAAACGTCGCGGTTGTACTTAGCCATATACTTGGGAATTACGTTCATGCCGTAGTTCGCTCCCCCGGCATCTAACATCGTAAACGTGTCGTCCACTTTATGTTTGTACCCCGAGCTTTGGTAACCGTGGTTGATAATATCGTAGCCTTTCTTTACTAACCTTGAAACAACTTCGCGGGTCACACGTCCATAACCCGACTCGATTGTCGGGGTGACTGATGACCATAGTATTTTTAATTTTGGTGTTTTCATTTTTAATAATCTTATTCTAATTTAGCAGTAGGGGGGAGATTACCTCCCCCCGTTTTACTTAGCTGCCGCTGTCTTCTTCGTTCTTTAGTACGCTAATACCTTGGGGTAAAGCTAATACATAACCAACGCGCTCAACTACCCTTATGGCGACTTCGTCTTGTTCGCCTAAGTTAATAGAAGTTTGATCGTCGGTATCGGTAATAGTAGCTTCTTCCAAAATCTTAACTCTAATTTGTTGCTTGTCGCCCAATATGGCGCATTTCTTCAAGTCACCAAATATAATCCAAGGGTCGCCTGCTGCAACTGCGGTTGGTGCCGGTAGGGCATCGGTTAAGTTGTAAGGTCTTCCCCATAGTTTTCCGGGTGCGTCGTCAACTGGCATCTGCAAAATGTATCTGCCGTCTTTATCCTTTAACTGCTGTAACAATACCTCAGTGTCCGGGTTAAAGTAGTACTCAGCGCTTGTGCGTGCAGCGGCCGGCAAACCTACTTTCATGTTTAGCATGTCGTCAGCGTCGATATTGGCTGTACCGGCAACTTTCTGATAAGTGAAGTTTACAGAACCGTTGTTCAAAATACCTGTCCATGGTGCACCTACACCGGCTAAGAATTGGTAATCTTCCTCAACCCCGATAGCTTCAGCAAACAGTTCACCCAAAAGGCTGTTTAATGGAATTAAGCTGTCTTCCAAAATTTCTTCAGTCATTGGGCAAATAGCTGCCAACTTTTTCAAGGTTTGGATAACCGGGCTAAACTTAGGCTGGGTACTCTTTTTCTTAGCGCTCTCACCAGTCCAAAATACTTTTACAGAAGCGGCCAATGCAGTAATGTTCCTGCTATTGCCAGGCCCGCCAAACGGCAAGTACCTCATTTTTCTTCTTGCTAAACCGTATAAAGGAATAAATCTCAATACTTCGGCCAAAAGGTCGGTAGGTATTGAAATTCCGGCATTGGCGTCGTCGGGTGATGCGCCGGCGGGAGTGGTAGTGGTTAAAGCTTTGGCACGGGCATAATCCCTGTTAATCAAAGCTTTCATAAAGTCCCTGGTAATCGCATCAGATTTCTTTTCCTTTTCTGATTTTGTTTCGCCTTTTTCTAAAATTTTGGCGCGGGCGTTACTGGCACCCTTAAAGAACTTGTCCACGATGCGCTCAGCGATAGCATCGGTTCTTTTTTCGATGCTTTCGTCTGTTTTTTCGTTCAAAATCTTTTTCAAGCTTTCAACGTCAATGTCTTCGTCTTCTTCGTCGGCATCTTCGTCTTCCGCTTCGCCATCGGCTTTTAACACCTCGGCAAACTTTGTTTTTTCTTCAGCAGATAGTTCAGCACTGCATTTTACTAACAGTGCCTTTTCAACTTCGGTCAAGTCTGCTACGGCCTTGGCCAAAATTGCTTTAAGTTGTTTACTCATTGTCTTATTTAGATTTAAGTTTTAATCTTTGCTCAACTAAAGACCTAATGGCTTGGTTGAGTGTCTTTACTAAGATATTTCTGCCCTTTTTATTGGGTTGTCGACCTTCCTTTTTTATGGCTGTCAGGGTCTTAGTCAAATCCCTCGTCGCCGTTTCTAAATTATCTAACCTCGCCTTAATCTCACACTTGGCCTTTTCAACTGCGGCCTTATTTTTTAACTCGTAATCCTTGCTGCAAATGCTGTAAGTCATACAATCAATCTGCTCGCTTTCATACCCGCACTCTTTCAATTCGTTAAATCTTTTTTCCAAATCTTCCGGGTGCTGTTGCTCAAGGTCAGTCCCGGTTATCTTGCTAAACATTGCCTTAGCATGTTCCACCTGCGTACTTATAAACTTCTTTAATGGTGTAACGTCTATGCCTGCCTGTATGGCTAAGGCTTCGGCGTTGGCCGGAACATTTACGCAACTAACTTCATATAAAACATTTGTACTTAATACGTTAACATTCTTAAAGTCGTCGTACCCGCCCTCTATGGCATCAAACCCGGCACTAAATGCACGCATGTACCCACCGGCGTAAAGCTTATAAAGCGTCATGGCAAAATCGTACTCCTTGGCAGCAAACTGTATGGCCCCACTAAGGTTGCCCTCGGCGTTAAGTCCAATTTCAATCATTTTGGCTACGGCTGGTTGCCAGTGATCATGCGCAAATAATACAACCGGGTTAAGTAAAAATTCTTTTAATATCCACCCGCTTTGCACCACTACGTCGCCCTGCCTGTCTTCGTTGCCGCTGCTGAAGACCCCCCTAATAATAAAGTTTTCTTCGTCGCCTGCCTGCTTCTCGGTTATTGATTTTAAGTATAACGGTTTATATTTCATTTGTTTTATATTTTATCATTTAATGCTACAAAATGCTACTCGATAAAAGCCCCGCCTAAAACGCACCTGCAATTTGGTTCCTGCGGGTAGCCTAAACCGTTACTAAAGTTTTCATTAACTCCAACTATTTCGCCCTCCATAGCGGCATGCTCGTCGCGCACCCTGTCGTCGCCGGCAGTAATCCATTCCTTGCCGTTAACAACTACGCTTTGCTTAAAACTTTCTAAGATGCCCTCATTGTTGGCCGCGGTGGCTTCGGTGCGGGCAATAAGCTCACTGCGGTAGGCACTGAAATCGCTATAAACATTTGTAACCCTTTGCCTTAAAGCGCTAATACCCTCGCCCAAATCAAGGCCCTCGCTTAGCGTAACATCAAGCCCGTCTAAGGTTGTACTGTTAACTGAGCGCGCAAACATAGCTGCCCTTTGCTTTATAAATGCTTGTATGCGCGTAGTGCTGTCGCTAAAACTTGTTTGCGGTTCAATTGTAGCCAAGCTTTCCATTCCGGCTTCGCGTAAATACTCATGGATAAACGGCACTATGAAATCAACCGTAATTGAGTTTTCTTTTTTCTTATCAAAAATTGCCGACAGTTTGAATTTTACTTTTTTACTTTTCTTAATATCTTTTAAGGCATCAAGCACTCTCTCTTTTTGCTCATTGGCAAAAGTATCGGTGGCCACTTTAAGGTTCAAACCCTTAGCGTCAATTTTCTTTAATACCATTTCGGCATAAATCTTTCTTACTTCGGCGTCTTTAAGCATCGATGTCTTTGTTTTTCTTTTTCGTGTTTTCTGTTTTTTCTGACACTTAATTTTTTCCAAAAGCAACGCTGCAATTTTTTCGTGCATTAACATTTTTCTTTTGAATAAATCACGACCCCTAAAATCGTATCGTTTAATTTTCTTAGCAGCTGTGATTATAATTTCATTTTTCAAACTATTTTTTTCAATCATGCTGACAATTTTCTTTTGGTCTGATTGTGATAACCCGCCCATGGCAGTATTTATTAACGGCATGTAAAAAGACCAGCCACCAACTACGGGCGGCAAGTTTTCTCTTTGCCTTACCTCATTGATCAATAAATAATTTGAAGCAATGCCCTCGGTATATTCTTTAAGTTGTAATTCACGGTTGGCCGGTGTCGGGTCTACAAA